GTTACAGACCAAAATAAGAACTGTACCTGTTATCGTTGTCTTTAAGGGGAATCGAGCAATAAAACAATGGACTGCTGATCTTACTTTTAGATTAGACGTTGATGTAAACGAAATACAACAAGTGATAGACAGATTATGAAACACTTTAACTATTTTGAATTCGATAGTCCTGACATACAAGGAAGCGGTCAATTAATGGATTCTAAGTTATTAGAAATGATTGATCTTGTTAGAGATAAATTTGATAAACCTATTCACATAAATTCTGGTTATAGAACAGAAGCACATAATGCTAAGGTTGGTGGTAAATATAATTCAAGCCATTTAAAAGGTTTAGCCATTGATATTGCATGTAATAATTCAAGAGATAGACATGAACTTTTATGGTGTTTACAGGATGTTGGTTTTAATAGGATTGGCATTGCAAAAACATTTATACACGTTGACATAGATAAAGATAAGGACAAAAACGTTATTTGGACATACTAATGAAAAAGCTACTACAATTAATCTCAGGCACTCTAGTAAAAGATATTGGTAACGTAATAGATAACCTTACTACAACCGACGAAGAGCGCTTAGAAGCAAAGAAAAGCATACAGGAACTATTAGAAAAAGCTGATAAAGATGCACAAGAACAAGTCACAGAGAGATGGAAGTACGATATGCAAAGTGACAGCTTTCTTTCAAAAAACATTAGGCCACTTATTATGGTGTTTCTTACAGGAATTTTTACAATTCTTTCTTTTACCGACGGTAACATTGGAGGATTTGAAATTCAAAAAGAGTATGTACCAATATTTCAAACATTATTGGTTACAGTGTACGGAGCATACTTCGTTGGTAGAACTTGGGAGAAAGGTAAAAAAAGTAGTTAATAACTTTCTGTCTTGACAAAAACATTTTTATATACTTTTACAACATACTTCAGCAACCTAATAAAGATGGACGGCTGTTGGATCAGGTATTTAAATTTTTCTTTTTTGCTTGGCTTTTTTCTTTTTTCTTTTTACCCTTTTTCTTTTTTCTTTTTAATTCTAATTTATTATATTTACTAAAATGACAGAATATATGGTTAATAAAATTTTAAACTACAAAACAATATCAGACAAAGATAAAATAGATAGGCTATTAGAATTAGATGCTATAATGTATACTAATTTAGGTAGTGACTCTACTAAGACTGATAGGAGTGAAACTAAAAAGAAGTCTAGAATTATATATAGAGCTATCAAAAATTTAGATAGAGATTTAGGTGATATGTTGTTAATCAACCAATGTTAGGTGAAAAAGCAATCAAGAAAAAATATAGTAAAAAAATTAGATAATGCCTTTAGCCAATACATACGACTACGCTACGCTGATGCACATGGGACTACCGAGTGTTATACATGTGGAAAAAAAGATCATTTTAAAAAATTACAGTGTGGACATTTCATGAGCCGTAAACATTATGCGACTCGTTGGGATGATACTAATTGCCAAGTACAATGTTCAGCTTGTAATGTATTTAGATACGGTGAACAATATATATTTGGAACAAATTTAGATAATGACTATGGATCTGGTACAGCTGATTCTTTACATTTAGCATCAAGACAAATTGTTAAGTTTTCTAACGATGATCTGCTTGAAAAACTAGATTATTATAAACAAAAGATTGAAGATTTTTCTCTGTAATTTCTGTTGTGTTTATTAAGAAGCCGGTGATTTTTATATTGCCGGTTTTTTTTTATTAAAAAGTTTTTATATATTTGTATAAATTAATTTTATATGACACATACAGATGATTTATTACGACTTAAAAATGCTAGGATAAAAGCATTGGAGGGTGAAGTTGAAAGACTTGAAAAGAAAGTAGAATTTTATGGAGCACAATTAGAAGTTATTGAAAATGGAAAAGAACATATATAATAAACTACTAAAGGTTCAGAAAGAGATTGGTACTATTAGTAAAGAAGTAACTAATCCTTTTTACAATTCTAAATACTTTGATATTAACTCGCTATTAAAGCAGTTGACACCTTTGTTGCAAAAACAGAACTTAGTATTATTACAACCTATCCAAGATGGACAAGTTAAAAGTGTAATTATAGACACAGATGGTGGTAGCGTAGAGTCTTCTATGTTTTTACCTGAAATATCTGATCCGCAAAAACTTGGTAGCGCTATTACCTATTACAGACGTTATACGTTGCAATCTTTATTGGCTTTACAAGCTGAAGACGATGATGCTAATGCAACTGTAAATGAAGTGAAAGATAATAAAAAATGGTTGAACTTAAATACACCAGAATTCAGTAAAGCAACTGAGTTTATTAAAAACGGTGGTAAAATTCAATCGATTCAAAGTAAGTATAAATTAAGTAAAACAGTTAAAGAAGAACTTTTAAAAATAAATTAAATGGCAGGATTAATAAGTGTAAGTTTAGATCTAAGTAAAATAGATAAAACTAAAGTTAAAGATGGTAAATATCTAAATGCTGTAGTAGCAATTGGAGATGAGACAAATCAATATGGTCAAAACGCAAGTATGTATATTTCTCAATCAAAAGAAGAAAGAGAAGCCAAAGAAGTAAGAACATACATTGGTAATGGCAAGGTTGTTTGGAATGACGGTAGTATTGTAACGGCTGAAAGAGTTGAGCAAGTAACTAATACCGAACAAAACCCGGGACGTGACAAGGACATGGATGATTTACTAGACTTTTAATATATGGGGAGTTTATGCTCCCCTTTTTTTTTATGTTAGCACAAATAAACAAACTACAGGAAAATATACTTGACATAAAATATGGTCGAGTAAAAGAAGGACTTAAAATTGGTGTAACAGAAATAGATGAGCATATAAGATTTAAGCAAGGTAATTTTAATATAATAATTGGTCATGCTAATGTTGGTAAGACAACTGTTATTATTTATACAATGTTACTTTATACTATTAAACACAAAATCAAATGGCTTATATTTTCTGCTGAGAATACTCCGCAAAGTATTGCAAGGAAAATTATAGAATTTAAAACCGGCAAACCAATTTCTAAAATGACAGATGAAGAAATACAAGAAACTCTTGAATGGGTTAACGAGTATTTTAAAATTATAGATGTGTCAGATGCTTATACTTATAAGAAATTATTAGATGAAGCTATAGAAGTTAAAAAGGATTTTGAATATCACGGTTTACTAATAGACCCTTACAATTCTTTAAATAAAGATAGAAATTTATTACGCGGCATTAACTCACACGAATATGATTATGAAGTAGCAAGTGAATTTAGGTTATTTTGTAAAAACAATAATGTTTCTATATGGTTAAATACTCATGCTGTAACAGAAGCACTTAGAAGAATACATCCAAAAGATCATGAATATGCTGGTTTACCTCAACCTCCAAGTATGGCTGATGTAGAAGGCGGTGATAAGTGGGGTAATAGAGCAGATGATGTATTTACTATTCATAGATATACACAACATGCTACGGAATGGATGTACTCAGATATACATGTAAGAAAAGTAAAAGAAGTAGAAACAGGTGGAAGACCTACACCTATAGAAGAACCAGTGAGATTAAGAATGGTTAGAAATAATGTAGGATTTGAATTTCTAGGTGTTGATATACTTCACTCTAACAATACTAACGTAAACGAACTTTTAGACTTCTAATGAATGACTGGCTTAACATAGTAGCAAAACAACATAAACATTGGATAAGAGTGGTAAACTCTTTTGGTGAATATGATTATGCTGAAGATATTGTACAAGAAATGTATATTGCACTTTATAAGTATACTACTCCTGAAAAAATAATAAAAGATGGTAAGGTTAGTAATGGCTATATATTTTTTACATTAAGATCTTTATATTATCAATTTTATAACGCTAAAAATAAAATAACTAAAGTTAGTTTAGATGACATACAGTTAGAACATTTTAGCAATATGGATGAGCAGGAGGCATATTATAAGTTTTGTGAAACTTTAGATAAATATATTGATAGTTGGCATTGGTACGATAAAAGATTATTTAGATTGTACCGTGATACCGATATGAGTATTAGAAAATTAGCTAAAGAAACTGGCATTAGTTGGGTTAGTATATTTAATACGTTAAAGAAATGTAAAATAGATTTAAGAGAAAACTTCTCTGAAGACTATGATGATTATATAAATGGAGATTATGAAAGAATTTAAAGGAGATAAGCGTACAAAGGCTTATAAAGATTGGAAAAAGAAATACAACAAAGACTCTAAAGGAGTTGGTGATACAATAGAAAAAATAACCAAAGCAACTGGTATTAAGAAAGCAGTTGAGTGGTTAGCTGGTGAAGATTGCGGTTGTGATAAAAGACAAGAAGAATTAAATAAGCTTCTACCTTATAAAAAACCAAAATGTTTATCAGAATGGGAATTTAATTTTTTACATAACTGGTATGAAAGGAACGCTAGTGTAATTACACGTAAGAATCAAGTTGAATTCTTAAATATTTATAATAGAGTATTTGGTGATAGAAAAAAAATAAGTTCATGTAGTACTTGTGTAAAACAAATTATATTAGATTTAAAGAAAATTTACGAAAAATACTTATGACACTATTTCAAAAACAAACGTACTTAGGACATTACAGTTATATTACTTCTTTTATGGTTAGTATAATGGAAAAAGCTGCTAATAAAAAAAATACAAAAAAATATAACGAAGCTAAAAGTTTAGTTGATTGTATAAACCAAATGTATATGTATACACAATTACTTGAAAACCAAAACAAATTATATGAAAGTAAATTGAAAATCGAACGTAAAGATAAATTAAGAGCAGTTGAATCATTAAGAAAAATAAGAGGAGATGAGTGATAGTATAAGTAAATACTTTGAAATGTTACAAGATGGCGAATGGACTTCTAATAATACTGGAGAGACTAGAAAAGATCAGATAGTAGAAAATGTAAAAACATTATACGATATACGAGCTATAAAAGGTAAGAATCGTTATGGTGTTACTATGGACCGTAATGATCTAAGTTTTGTAGAATGGATTATACATTTACAAGAAGAGCTCATGGATGCTACTATATATTTAGAGAAACTTAAATTTGAATACAATGCCAATACCAACTCCAAAAACAAATGAGAACAGGAAAGAGTTCATGACAAGATGTATGGCTAATCCTATTATGATAAAAGAATATAAAAATACAGAACAACGATTAGCAGTATGTGCTGTACAATTTAGAGAGAAATGAAAGTAGATCTTGCACAATTAGGCTTTATTGGTATTTTAATTACACTAATTTTTTTATCCTTTATGTAGTTAATTGTAAATAAATTGTTTATATTTACAAAAATTATATAAATGAATACAACACTAATTAATTTTAAAGAAGTTGATCTTACAGTTGATTATGACTTTAGTCCTGAAGAGCCAACAGTATGGAGATACCCTGACGGTAGTGGACATCCAGGTAGTCCAGCTTATGTAGATATACAAGATATCTTAATAGGTGATGTTAGCATTATTGATATATTTGATGAGGATTTATTTGTTGAACTAGAAGAAATAATACTAAATGAACATTCTTAAAGAAGCAGATAAAATAATAAACGAACGTTCGGAAGAGAAAGAACGTATGTATGGGCCTTTTAGTAAAGGTATGGAAAGAGCAGCTGTTATTGCTACAGCAACTACTGGCAAACATATTACCGCAAGAGATATGTATATATGTATGGTAGCTTTAAAGTTGTCTAGAGAGTCTTACAACCACAAAGAAGACAACCTATTAGATGCGGTAGCTTATTTAGGTGCATTGAATAATTACGAAAACGGAGAATAATGAAAATAGCAATGATGAATTTACTTGGTAATATACCAATAAGATTAAATTCTCATAATGCTGGTTGGACTTTTTGTTTAGCTAGTATTATAGAAGAAAGATCAGGTGTTTATCCTGATTTTATAAACGATGCTAAAGATATTAAAAACTATGATTATATAGTTATCAATAATGGTATCAATTATAAGAAAGGTCAATGGAACTTTTTTGGAGGTGTACAAGACGCTACTATTGAAAAGCTACAAGAGTTGTCAAAGTTTAAAGGTAAATTGATATCTTATAATGAAGAGGTTGAGTTTGACGGCTTATTAAAGCGTAAAGAGATAACTCAAATACCAGATAAAAAAGTATACTTAAAGCATACAGAGACAGGCAACAAACTTATATTAGGTGATTCGCATTCTTTATCTATATTTAAAAAAGGATATAATATAAAAAGGATTGACGGTAAAACATTACACGGCTTTTTAAAAGACCCTTATAGTTATTATGACAAAGATAATCTTAAAGAGTTATATGTGTACTTTGGTAATATAGATATACGTTTTCATGTGATGCGTCAAAGTAGTCCTACAGATGCTATAGCAAAACTATGTAAAGACTATGCGGAGTTTGCTTATCAGTACAATAAAGATACTGGATGCAAAGTGTTTATACAAGGTTTATTAGCTATCGAAGATGAGTCTAGGAAAATACCTGGTACAGGTTTATATAAAGATAAACCATTCTTTGGTACACAAGAACAAAGAGAGCAAATGCGTAATTTATTTAACGATTATATGCGTCAGCTTTCTAAGCAATTTAAATTTACATTTATTGAACCTTGGTTAGATAGTCCTTTAAGTTTTGATAACATGGAGGCAAGACAATCGGTACACGTTAGACCTGGTTCATATTTATATAAAAATACTTTTATATGTTAGATCAATTTAAAGATTATTATAATAAAGCTAAGTTAAACCAGGAGAGACTTTATCAAGATTATAAATGGACTAAGCAAGATATCAATGATGACTTAGTTTGGAATGTACCAATATATGATGTTATAAATAGACGGTACGCTGCTTTTAGTAGTTTACTTGAGGCTATAAGATTAAAGGATAAAGACCCTAAAGGTAATGGTAATTATTTTTTAAATACTAATTTTACTAATTTTGATTTTATTTTTTTATCTTATTTATTTAGACTTTGCGGATCAGGTATTAATTATATACCTAAAAAAGATACGCCTTGGGGTTCTCATGGCTTTGGTAATTTTTGGATAGTAGACTCTATAAGAAATGGTAGATATACTAAAGATCAATGGTTAGATGATTTACCAGATAAAAAGTTCAGTGATAATAAAGGTTACTTACTACCAATGATATCTAAAGGTTTAAATAGTTTTATTAAAGAAGACGCTTTAGAATTAGTTAGCCATATATTTAAAAATCTTGAATGGAACCCTGAAATTTATCAAATAGTTGATATTGGAAACAAGTGGCTTATTGATAAAGGATATAAAAGACAAAACTTTGTACTGTGTGCTTTCGCTATGGATTTGGCTGAATATTTCCCAAACATAATATCAAGAGATAGTGATGTATATATAGGATCTAATGCTAAAAAATGTTTAAAGCAGATATTTCCTAAAGCTAAAGGTATTGGTACTAATTTAGATAGTACTAATAATTGTTTAGAGTATCTTTGTCATATAACCGGAAACTATAGTAAGAAATATGACATGGAAGATGTTGCTTGTGACTTTATAAGATATATAAATAATTTTCAAAGTAAGCATCATATAGAATTTAATAACGGAATAAAATACTATAATAATGTTTTTAAACAAACAGAAGTATAAAGAGAATAATGATATAAAAGGTTTTATGAATTTAGATTATTATCTAGATTTGACTAAAGATTTTAAGTCTTCTTTTGGTGATTTTAATGTTAAACAAGTAAATGGCTTTAATATAATAGACGAATCAGAGTCTTGCGAGGTTGGTTATAAAGCGAGAAGCGGTGAGTTTTTTATACAAGACTTAGTTAGACGAGGTGTTAAAAGTATTGTATATGTACAGCCTAGACGTGGATTTGCTGGTATTTCTTTGTCTTGGTTATGTAAGAAATATGGATTAGATTTAATATTGGTTATGCCTTCATCAAAAGAAGTTAGTAACCATCAGGCTTTATGTATTGAGTTAGGCGCTAAGCCTTTGTTTGCAAGGATTGCAGCAATGCCTAACGCTAATAGCTTAGCAAAAAAGTACGCCGAAAAAACAGGCGCTTATTATGTACCTTTAGGATTAAACCACCCTCACGTTATTGCTGGTGGTGTTAGATCTATTTATGATTATTTTAAAGACAAAGAAAAACCTAATACAATGTGGAGTGTAATATCTACAGGTGTACTTAGTAGATCTATGCAGATAGCTTTACCAGATACAGAATTTAAAGCCGTTGCTGTAGCTAGAAACATACAGCAAGGTGAGTTAGGTAGAGCAGAGTTCTATTCATATCATAAACCGTTTAATAGCAAATCAGATTTAATACCTGACAAGTTTGATTGCGAAGACTCTTATGACTCTAAAGGGTGGGATTATATGGTTAAGTACGGTAAACAAGGAGATTGGTTTTTTAGCGTAGCAGGTAATGCTAAACTACCTAATATAGATAAATCAACAATAAATTCTTATAGAGATTGGAGAGATTTAAAAGACTTTAAATAATTTTTATTATATTTGTTAAAAGATTATTAACATGGAATTTAAAAACGCACAACAAGCTTTCGAGTATCTTTACGAAGATATACAACAAAACGGTATTGACTTTAATAATACTAAAGCTTTATTTAATGTTGGTTTTTATATAGAAGACCCAGTAAATAATAGAATAGATACTAACTATAGAAAATGGAGTGAGGTATATGCTAATGCTGAGTGGCAATGGTATTTATCAGCTGATAATAATATAGAAAAATTAGGTGATATATATGGTAAAGTACCTGCAATATGGAAACGTATGGCAAGAGAAGATGGTACAGTCAACTCTAATTATGGCTGGCAATGGTCTAGAGAAGGTCAGTTAGATAAGGTAATAGATATACTTAGAAAAGATAAAACAACAAGACAGGCAACAATAAGTATTTACGATGGTAAAGAAATAGATGACTATAAACACGATACACCTTGTACTTATGCTGTACAGTTTACTATTATAGATAATAAACTATGTATGTCAGTATATATGAGATCAAATGATTTATGGTATGGATTTTGCAATGATCAATATCAGTTTTCTATGTTACAACAAAAAGTAGCACAGGAATTAAATATCCAAGTCGGGTGGTATTATCACCACGCACATAACTTACATTTGTATAACGATAAATTAAATAATAATGACTGAGTTTAAATTGATTAGAAACTGGGCTAAAGAACGTGGTATATATGATAAAGGCGACGTTAAAACCCAATTAATAAAACTATATGAAGAGACAGGAGAATTATCGGAAGCTATTCTTAAAGACAACGAAGAGGAGTTTGTTGACGCTATTGGCGATGCCGTTGTGGTACTTACCAATCTTGCCAGTATGGGCGGTTTTGATATTGAGCATTGTATTAAGCACGCGTATGGCCAAATCGCTTCTAGAACTGGAAGTATGGTTAATGGAACATTTGTAAAAGATAAGTAATTATGATAACAGTAACAAAAAAACCAACTTGGAAACACGTAACATTTACAACTCCAAAAGTAGGATTTAAAGAATGGGCAAAACAAGGACTTAAAGTTATAATTAAAGATGAGTCTTTTGAGTTTAAAACAGAAGAAGAGTTACACGCTTTACATATTAGTCTTAACGGTTCTTTCCACGGTGATAATAGTTGTTGGATTAGTGTTGATGAAATTAAAAGCATTAGCGCTAAACAAGGAAGAGCAGAAAAAATCAAGCTATTAAACGGTAAAGTGTGGGATAAGCCTGCTTTATTAAAGAAAATGTACGATGATAGTTTTTACTATGGTGAATTAGGTAAGTATGCATTGAGCTCATCTGCTATTAAGTCTTTGATAACTTCACCAAAAGAATATGCTAGAAGTCTTAACTATAAGTCAGACAGTGGGGCATTTAAAATGGGTAGGTTAATACATTTAGCTGCATTAGAACCTGAAAAGTTAGATACACTTTGTCACGTTGTTGAAGTACAATCAGAGGTTACTAAAAAATACAAAGAAAAAGTAGACGAAATAGGTAGTGGTCAATTTGTGTTTACAAGAAAAATGTATGATAAAGCTATGTATACTGTTGACGCTTTACTACAAAATGATATATGGCAAGAATTAACTAGAGATTCTATATTTGAACAACCTGGATTTGATATTCTTAATGGATATCCTTTTAGAGGTAAAGCAGATGTTCTTGGTCCAGATTATGTTGCTGATTTAAAAACAACAGCTGATCTACGTGCGTTTCCTTACAATGCTAAAAAATATGGTTATGATGTTCAGGTTTATATTTATTGTAATTTATTTAATGTAGATTATAAAAATTTCTTTTTCTTCGCTATTGATAAAGGAACAGGCGACTTAGGCCATTATAATGTAAGTAAAGAATTTTACGAATCTGGTAAAGCTAAAGTTGAATATGGTTTAAAGGTATTTGAGACTTACTTTGTCAAGCAAGAACAAGAACTAAATGAGTATATCATCAAAGGAACACTATAGCCAATACTTTTATGAGCTAACATATAATAGTGTATACGAAGGAAGTTCATTGCAGGAAATGCATAGCATTCTAAAAGTATACGAAGAACTACAAGATTATGAAGCTTGTGAAGGTATAAACAAAGCATTAGAAGAGATTAAAGTAATGACATTAAGCAATTTTATAGACAAAATAAATTATATACATGGAAGATTATCACATTAAAAAGATCAAAAAATTAGTAAAACAAGAATACGGTTACTGTATAGACTCTCCTACTAGGAAAAGAGAAGTAGTAGAAGCAAGAGGGATGTATTATACAATACTAAAAGAATTTAGTAGTTTAAGTTTAGCTGCTATTGCAAGAACAGTAGGTAAAAATCACGCTACTATATTACACAGTTTAAAAAACTTTAGTCAATGGAGAAAAGAAAATAAATATTTAAATATAGCTTATAAGAATGTTGTTGGTAAATTATCATTACTTGATGATGTAGAGAAGCATGATAACATTCGTGATTTAAAAATAGAGTTAGTACAGTTAAAACTAGAAAACCAGAACCTTAGAAACATCGAGCAAAAGAAAGACTCAATAGAACAACTACTAGAAGGCTTACCTATGGATAAAATACAAGAGGTAAAAGACAGAGTAAAGATAATGATACAATCATACTCTTGGAAATATAAAGACAAGATAACTATATACGAAGCAGAATGATACTATACATGGATTTACAAGGATTATTAGTTTGCTTAGGAGTTGCTATATGCTTTTCTATATTAAGCTACTTAAAAGGATTTGAAGATGGATCTAAAGATAAATAAATTTACTTGCATTGAACATATATTTGGAGACAAACTATGTAAAGAACAATGTAACTTATGTATAAAATACGATAACGATAATGAGACAAAAAAAATTAACACAACAACAAAGAATAGTAAATCTAGAAAAAGCAGTAGCTAATCTTTATATGATGATACAAGCTGTAATAGATAAACTACCTAAAGACAGTGATTAACAATTTATCTTTTTTTTTATTATTTAATTGAATAATCAATCTAATTCAAATGAAAGGTGGAGCAAGAAAAGGAGCTGGAAGACCTTCTAAAGCAGATGAAGTCAAGTTAATAGAGAGACTTGGTCCATTAGAAGATAAAGCTTTCAAGGCATTAGAAAAGGGTATTGGTGCTGGAGATTTTAAGTATGTACAATTGTTTTATCATTATTATGCTGGTAAGCCAAGAGAGACAAAAGACATTACTTTAAATACAGAACAACCCTTATTTGAACTCTAAGAGACTTTAATGGAGTTTGTAGTAACTACAGCAATAAAGAAATTACATAAGCTTAAAAAGCGTGTAAAGGTTATTAGAGGCGGTACAAGTGCTGGTAAGACATTTGGTATTATACCTATTCTCATAGATAAAGCAATAAGAGAAGAAGGATTAGAAATATCTATAGTAAGTGAGTCAATACCTCATTTAAGACGTGGTGCATTAAAAGACTTTCTTAAGGTCATGATGTCTACTGGTCGTTATAGAGATAATCAATTCAACAAGTCAACACTTAAGTATAACTTTTCAAATGGTAGCTATATTGAATTCTTTAGTGTAGATCAGCCAGATAAATTACGTGGAGCAAGAAGACATATACTATATGTTAATGAGTGTAACAATGTTCCATTTGACTCGTATTACCAATTAGCTATTAGAACATCAAGAGATATATGGTTAGACTATAATCCTGTAAGTTCATTCTGGGTTGACAAGGAGGTCTTAAATTCTGAAGATGTAGATTTTATCACATTAACTTATTTAGACAACGAGGCATTACCTGAGTCAATTGTAAAAGAAATAGAGTCAGCTAAGGTTAAAGCAAAGACAAGTACGTATTGGGATAACTGGTGGAAAGTATATGGGCTAGGACAAATAGGAAGTCTAGAAGGTGTATGTATTAAAGACTGGAAAGAAATAGATCTACCAGAAGAAGCAAGGATATTATGTTACGGTATGGACTTTGGTTATAGTAATGACCCTACAAGTTTAGTAGCAATGTATAAATACAATGATGCTTATATATTTGATGAGATAGTTTATAAGAAAGGATTGCTAAATAGTGAGATTAGTAACTTATTAAAAGCTAACGAAATTAAAGAAGTAGTATATGCGGATAGTGCTGAACCTAAGTCTATTGCTGAGTTGAACCATTACGGACATACAATATTACCTGTAAAGAAAGGTAGAGATAGTATTGCATACGGTATAAACTTAATAAACCAAAACAAGATCTTTATAACAAGTAGAAGTAAGAACCTTATAAATGAATTAAGGAACTACATATACATGATCGATAAACAAGGTAACACTCTTAATAAACCTATCGATGCCTACAACCATGCTATAGATGCTTTACGGTATGCTATAACAAGCCAGCTTGAAAATCCTAACAAAGGTGAATACCATATCTGGTAGCTTATTTATAATTAGTATAAATTAACAAGTTATTATCATAGTTCATAAATTGTTTATATATTAGCACTATGAAATTTACAGAACAATTATCCAAACAAGTAGAAGAATTAAGAGAACTAATAAAAGAGCAAAATGAATTATACAAACACTTCGAAACAAAAGAAAGTAAAATACTTAACAAGTGGTGTAGTAACCATATTAGTAAACGGTAAAATAAAAGTAATAACTAAAAATGAAAAAAGCTTCAGAAAGTTATATACAGACTGGTTTAGGATTCAAAGCCATGAATTGGTGCAACCATAACGATATTAAGATATACCCTATACCTTTAGAAAAGAAATACAATGGTGGTAAGTACGGTAAACATTGGTGTGTAATTGAGATTGATAAGCAAGGTATAAAAAAAAGAGGTAAAGAATATTATACACAAGATATGAAACTAACGAATAAGATATTAGAGCTTTACACATACTTCTATAGTAGAAGATAGTTTTTTTGATTTTTGTTTTGATTTGGGGATTGGCAGCTTTTATAGTTGCCTTTCTCTTTATACAAGACTTTCAATTTTTTATTATTATAATATGAAGATTGAGATTTACGTACCAGATTCTTTAAGCGAGATAACATTAGGTCAGTATCAAAAGTTTTTATCAATAGCTAAAGACAAAGAGCAAGATTTGTTTATCCAACAGAAGATGGTTGAAATATTTTGTAAGCTAAACTTAAAGGATATAGCAAATATAAAATACACTAGTCTTAAAGACATTATAACACACTTTAATGAACTATTTAATAAAGACCATAAGTTAATACAATCTTTTAAATTAAATGGCTTAGAGTTCGGATTTGTACCTAAGCTAGATGATATAACGTTTGGTGAGTATGTAACATTAGATACGTATTTGTCTGATTGGAAAAATATAGATAAAGCTATGGAGGTACTATATAGACCATTGGTATCTAAGCATGGTAACTTATATAACATAGAAGAATACAAAGGAGATAAATACGACATGACTAAAATGCCATTAGACGTTGTTTTAGGTTGCATTATTTTTTTTTACAATTTAAGCAACGAATTGTCGACAACTATCCTGAACTCTTCAGCGAAACAAGCCAACAAGACTATAGCAGAGCAGCGAGCTTTGGGAAAAAGTGGGGATGGTATCAATCAATCTATGCAATCTCTCAAGGAATCCTTAAAGACTTTGAAGAAGTTGAAAAAACAAACGTTCATAAATGTTTAATGTATTTAGCTTTTGTTAAAGAAAAGAGTGATATTGAGCAAGAAAGAATAAAATCAAAAATGAGAAGATGATAGGATTTTATAATGTATTAGAACAAATAAAAGACACATTAGGAGCCGAGCCTTTTGTTAACACAATAACTTATGGCAATATAGATGATGTTGATCTTAATAAGCAAAACATATTTCCTTTGTCTCATATTATTGTAAACAACACAACAATACAAGAAAGAGTATTGACATTTAATATATCAGTATTAGCAATGGATGTTGTAGATATTTCTAAAGACGAAACAACAAACATATTTAGAGGTAACGATGATGAGCAAGATATATTAAACACACAATTAGCAGTATTAACAAGACTAAGCTCAATTTTAAAAAGAGGTACGTTATACGATAATAAATACCAATTAGATGGTGATGTAGTTTGTGAGCCATTTGTAGATAGATTTGAAAACAAGATTGCTGGTTGGACTGGTACATTTAGTATTATAGTACAAAATGATATGACTATATGTTAGAAACTCAACAAGCTTTAGAGGATTTTAAAAAGTATGTTATACAACAAGCTCGTACAAACCTAACAAAAGGTAAAAAAAATGTTGATGGCAATCTTTATAAAAGTCTACAAGGGTTTGTTGAAAAGTCACCTGCTGGTTTTAGATTATATTTTGAAATGGAAGACTACGGTATGTTTCAAGATAAAGGAGTAAGTGGAACTAAGAAAAAATACAATACACCTTTTAGTTATAAATCTAAAATGCCACCTATTAAACCACTACAACTTTGGGCAAAAAAAAGAAACATAAGACTAAGAGACAATAAAGGAAAGTTTAAAAAAGGTAGTTATAAAACTATAGGTTTTTTAATAGCAAGATCTATATTTGAAAAAGGTATAAAACCAAGTTTGTTTTTTACGAAACCATTTGAACGTGCATTTAAACAATTACCAGAAGAACTTAGAGAAGCTTTTGGAAAAGACATAAATAATTTATTATAATGGCAACAAAGATTAACGTAAGAAGCCCCTTTTACATTAAACCAACTAATGGCAGTTTAGTAAGTGCTACAATGCAACTATATATCTACACAGGTGTATTAGGAACTAACAAACCTGCATCTGCACAATACACAATCACAAAAAACGAAATAGACAACAATAACTATGTGGTGTTTGAGGTTAGCGAGCTTATAAGAGATTATATAGACATCGAGTTTGATGGGGAGTATGATAGTCAAACAGTATGGGTAGAATCTGATATAACTATGTACAATGCTGCTGATGGTGGGGGTTCGAGCGTAGGAACGAGCAATACAGACTATATAGCGTTTGATGGTTATGGCTATTTCCATGAGGGTACAAACCCTGAACTATCAAGAGGGTTGTTACTATCAAACAATACTATATTCAGACTAAACGATAGCAATGTACGAATCCCTGTATTTACAGAGGACACCAATAGCGTTGCATTTTATTATGAGGGCGCACTTAAACGAAGCACAACAATTAGCAGTTCTACAAACACCAACGGACAGATAGACTATGTTACAGTAAGTGGTTCTGATAATACCGATACCTATGAAGAAAGGGTTGTAGCTGATGGCGGTACACTTGAAACGTCAAAGTGTTTAACAGACTTTCTTAATCAAATAGACATAGGACTTGTTGATGAAGTGTGGATAGCTACCGACACAGGTACAGAGATAGTCAAGATATTTAGTACTGAAGAATGTAAGTACGAACCTTATAAAGTTACATTCGTAAATAAGTATGGTGCATTACAAGACCTATGGTTCTTTAAAAAATCAGTAGAATCTACCAACGTAACATCTGA